TTAATACAAACAAATCAATAATGTTGCTTAGTCCTGGATCAATACGTGTTTCATAATCAGCACTATGTATGTATTGGAACTTCAATGCATCTCTGCCAGTAAACACTTTATAATCCAAACTTACATCAAATACAGATGTTGTTGCATTGAATTTTTTAACAACATCAGTGTTAATAAAATAAAAATATTGTCCGCCAACTCTATCACTAGGTATAACTGCGGTTTCAGATGCGGTAATAATCACTGTTCTATTTGCATTTGAAATATAACGGTAATCTTGTTGACCAGATGCAATTTCATATCGTTCTAAGACAATATATTTTTTCTGATTAGGTGTATTGACTGTATCAACAATAGTTTCAAATAAATCAGGATTGTCAACTATACCGTCATCATTGCTGTCACTAAATGACAATTCAATCTTTTTAGTGTCCACATACCCATCAAGACCCACATACTCTTTATTAATTTCCCAGATCAAATCGCTAGTAAATGAAGAGGTATATGGTGCAACCGGAGTTGTATTAACACTCAATATTTTAATTTTATCTTTTACAATACTGTTTGTTCTGCTGTCATAAATCTTATTAGATGTATCAAAGAAGAAACGGATTTGTTTATCGCTTTCAAATATGTAACGTAAACGTCTGCTAGTTACAGTATAAAATTCTGTATCTGTTGTGAATAAAAACAACCAACTAGCGTCTAACTTTTGATTTGTATTGTCCCCAGATTTGCCTGAGCTAAATTCGTCAACAATATTTAAATTGCCTTCAAATACAATTTTCCATGTTTTGCTAACAATGTCATAACGTAGACCAAAAGGTTTGTTAGCAAATATTAATTCAATCATAGAACTAATAACAGTAGAATCAATAGTAGTACGCCATTTAGGAATAATTTGACTTACTATAGCACCTTGTGGTATGTTTACATTTAACGTAATTGGTCCAGTGCCATCAGGCAAAACACCCGTGTTGTTACTAGTTCCGTCGCCTGTAACGTTAACGACTTTGGCCCATAATGATTTAGTAGAATTTAATATTGCAGGTGTAGTTGCGTCATACAGTTTGCTTAGATCTGTAGTTAGAAAACATTTGCCAGCAGGCGCTTCAAATTTTATCAATGCTCCAGCTTCAAAATATTGTAAGTCCGTTGCCGCAAATACTCCTGTTCTATAAGGAGTAGAATCGTTTGCATCACCAACATAACCTGTGCTTTCACTAGTATCTTGTGTTTGTCTAAACCACTTAATGTTTAAACTGTCAGTTGCAATTTTTGTAAATTTGTTGTAATAAAAATTACGTAAACTGGTTTCTTTTAGTATATCTAAAATTTGATTGTATATCACACCTTCAATGTCAGTTCTAGTTAGGTAACTAAATCTAAAACTATCATCATATTCTTCTTTATAAACAACCCCGTCATCACCAAACAAGTTAGTACTAGAATATTTTCCTGTAGGATCAACTAGATCAAAATAACGACTAATACCGCTACTTGTTCTGTTTACTGCTTTAATCTTTACAACTTCTTGACTAACACCAAGCGGACTGATATTATAGTCTTCGCCAGTGATCATTCTATTTTGTGTATAGTATGTTGCAGGTGCATTTTGTTTAATACTTGTATTTGTTTCAGATTCTGCACTATTTGAGATAGAGGTTTGTAACGCCATCGTAATGGTCAATACTTCTGCTTGCCCAACATTAGACAAATAAGGAATATCAATGCTGACGTTTCTAACATCTTTAGGATTAATTGTATAACTTAATCCGTTGCTTACTCTATAGTAAGTTCTAAAAGTACCTAATGGAAGTGTACCAAATGTACCGTCACTAAACGTTAAACTAACTCTGTCATTGGTACGTGTCACAACACCGTAGATATTTCTAATGTTTTTCTTAAGACTATTGTAAATTACATTGTTGCCTTCAAAGCTAGGAACTTTTGCCCATAACTCACTCTCAACACCAGATGAGTTTAATTTGTACAACCACACATCGTCATCATTAATGTTATTTGCATCAATGTCAATAGTTTCATTCGTACTTGGTTGTGTTATTGAAAAAGTACCTGTGTTTAAATTGCCCTGTCTAAAGTGTAGGAAAAATCCTGAGCTAGGACTTGCAGATCCTTTTCCATCATCACGATAAAGGAATGATAAGTTTTTACCAGCTTGTGGCGGATCTTCAACAATGTTGTCTTCGTTTTCAATTACTGTACTAACAATTTCAAAATTCATATTACGGCCATCAACTGTTTTTGTAAAGCCAAAAACAGGCACGCCTGTACTATATGTTTGGAATCTATATTGTTGAGTGGGTACACCATATACAATGGCGCTGTTGTCCGGAGTACCATATTGTCTGCTTGCAGGAAGAGCGGCGTTGATAACTTTAATAAATTGGTCGTTCCAATTACTGTTGGCTGGGTCATTCCAAATAACCACTTGGCCAGACAAATTACGACCGTTACTATCAATCACAGTTTGTGTGGTTGACACACTTTGAAATTTAAGTAAACCGTTAGCAGATTTGTTACGCTTGGCATTGTAGCTTAACAAACGTGCCAAACGTAGTACACTTTCACGACGCTCTGCTAGTTCTAAAAAGTTTTCACGAGCATTTAAGTCAACACGGAAAGCTATGCTTTGGCCCAAAAACGCAATCATGTCAATTAGGGCAAGGTATTCACTTGACTCTATATAATCGTTGTAATCTTCAGGGTAATTTTCACGTAAGTAATTGATCATTACCCTACGTAAGTTTTCAAAGTCGTAGCTTTGAAAGTCTGCATTGCGGAAACTCTGGTATATACGTTTCCAATCTTCTGCTACTAGTAATCTATTTTGTCTATCAGTTGAGGACATATCCGCTTCCTATATAAAGTATATTTAGCGGTTTTTATTATGTGCGTGTTTAATTGAGCAATCCGTTTGCTTGATCAAACGTAAACTGCAATCTTTCTTGAATATTATAGGGCATGTACGTTAATGTACAGTCTATTTGTATGCCGCTTTCATACGTGGTTAAAATAATCTGATCAGCCCTAACTCGTGGGTCGTAATTGATAATGTCTTCAACGTTTTTTGTTATAGCCGATTTTAGTTCTTCTGTTAGTGGTTCAAACAACAAGTCCCAAATAATTGTGCCGAACTCAGGATTCATTAGTCTTTCGCCCTGTCTAACATGGAAATGGTTTAAAATATCTTGCTTAATTAATGCCAAATCATACAGTGTATAACTTTCACTATCAGCACTAACTGTACTAAAACCACGATAGGTTCTAGGTACAGGCACTGATTGAGTAGGAGTTTTGCCTTTAATAGAAATTTTATCGTATAATCGTTTGCTTGCTGTCATAGTAGTATTTACTCGTCAGTTCCTTTAAGTTTGCTAAAGGTATCAGTTGCAGTTGTATAATCTTTGTATTTTGTACCAGAAAACGCCATAGTTGTTGTGGCGTCTGTACCTGTTCTGCCCTCTGAATCTCTGTCAGTTTTTGTGGCGTTAACCTTAGTTGGATCTAAATTTTCATGTTGTGGGTAAGGTTCTGCTGTAGGGGCTCTACGCATGATTGATATCATTTCAGTCATATCTGCACCTGGGGTTGCAACGTCTGGCAAGTTGTGTGTTTTTAATCTAACTGCTTTTGCCGCGGCAGGTCCATTCATGTCAATTCGTGAAGCTGTTTCTTTATATGCTCCCGTAACATTTAAATCCATTGTTCCACCAACTGTAACTTTACCATTAGTTCCAACAATTACATTATAATTTGTGCCAGTTTCAAGTTGCATTTCCACACCAGCTTTTATATTGACATTGCGTTTTGCTTCAAAGTTAATGTCCCTATCGGCATAAAAATTAAGATCGGCTTTAGTTCTAACGCTTATGCTATCTGATGCAAAAATATCAATTTTTCCATTACTGGTTAATTCTATCCAAGTTGTACCTTTGGCATTGCCAATGTAAATCAAATCTTCACTGTTGTGAAAAAGTATTTGATGACCTGTACGTGTTCTGATTCGTACAAGTTCATTATGTGGAATAGTTACATTGCCGTCTGTTTCGTTTTGCTCGACTGCGGCATATTCTGGTGGACCTTCGCCTGCAGGTTTTTTACGGAGAAATTTATCATCACCATCATCCATTACAAATGTTGTGCCGCCTAAACGACTTACAAATGCTCCAGAAATTTGATGCTCTGATTTGCCCAGCTTGCCTTTTTTTGCTCCAGGCTGTTTGTCTATTGGACCAGGTGTACTAATGCCAAATACACTGCTAGGTGTTTCTCTACGAGCACTGCTGGTAGTAATGCCCCTAATATCATCTTTTAGTAAACCCTGTGTTTTTAAAACTGTAGCAAACGGGTGTTGTGGCTTTTTAACTTTAGTTGTATCTGCCGGTGCAACTTCTATTGCTTTTTTATTGTACTCAGCAACAGGGACACGTTCTTCATCACCGTCAATGTTATATGACGTTGCTGCCAAACCAGGCATCATAAAGTTCATGTCTTCATCTTGTACGCAACCTATCCAATAACCGTAACGTGGATCTCCGTCAATAAAGAAACAAATTACCGTTGAACCAACATCAGGCGGAATAGCCCACCAGCCGTAACTTTTTTGTGTGTTCTGAAAATTGTCTTCTTCACCAACATAGTCAACACTGCTAGATCCCATAAATGGACTCATGTACTTGACCACGTGAAGCTGACCTTCTTTACCAGGATCATTACCAACTTCGTGTAATAGTTGTACTTCTAATCCGCCCATATAGGTAGGATCAAGATGACTGACCACCTTTGCTAAAAACGGGCCAGGGTTACTACTGCCTTCGCCCGTGGGCTTTCTGGTTTCTTCTGCCATATTATACTAAACCTTCTCCATTTGGACCGGTTGCATACGAGTCAGGATTATTTGGGTTAAATGTATCAGCAATTTTAGATACCAATGTCTTACCTGCCGACCCGTCATCCTTAACATCTTGACCAACCATTCTAGTCAACGATAATGTTTGTGTAAACTTGCCAATTTTAAAATTGTTTTCAACTTTAGTAACTCTATATAATCCGCTAAATTGTGGTACTAATTTTCCGTTAGGAAAATCGTATCGACCAGTGCTTCTACTTATATCAACTGGATTCCTAAACTTGACATTTATGTATACTTCACCGTCTTGGTAATTGATGCCGCCATCAGAATTTAAACCTTTTAAGTTAGTTGCTTGAGCAGAATAATTTCCCATCCCGCTGTCACCCAAGTAAAAAGGATCACCCATAATTTCCATGTCTAATTGCACCATATCACTGCCTTCTGTGATAGCATCGTGGAATTGTCTTGCTGCCATAGTGCCAGGATCATCAGAACCTGCGCCGCCTTTGCCGCCAGTGCGTGTTTTAATTTTGTCGTTTTCTGTAATTGTAGGCACTGTACCTAATTCAATTGCGCCTTGACCATTGCCCGCACTTGCAGTACGGCCACTTGTTGTGTCATTAGGTGCATCATTGTCTGCTGCCGCTCGACCTGTTTCTGAAGCACGTACAACACCTTGGTTATTTTTTCCACTGTCTGCTGTAAGTGCTGTATAAAAAGCCGCATTAAATTCAATATTAAAATTAATGATATCTAAATTTTTACTTGTGTACAAGTAATTGTATTCTTTTAATGCTTGTAATTTAAGAGACTCAGTACCTTTGGCCGCTGAGTTTGGTGCCATAAATTTACTGTGATGAATTTTGTGTGGTGTTACTCGATATATAACTAAGTTTGGTTTTCTACCAGTCTTACCAATGTTGGCATCAGTATCCAGCAGATAGACTTGGGTGTCAATTCTCCACCAGTTAATAAATCCGTCAGAATCAATTTTATCTGGATCTAGTGCTTGCCTGCCATAATCACTTGATAATATAACTTGATTAATTACGTTTGGAATATCTGTGCCTTGATTAAATCTAGCTTCACTGGATGTTTTACTAATTGTAATATTGCCACGCTTGTATGTGCCAGTCTTTTCATCGTACACTGCATTGTCTTTACCAAACGCTGGATCACCTTTTCTATATTCGTTAAATCCCATGCTGGAAATTCCAATAGGATTAATGTTGTCTTTTTGCACAAGGTTAAACCCGTCTGAACTACGTGCAACACCCAAACGATTAAAGACACTGGTATTGGCTGCTTTTTCATTTGGGTTTGACGTAGCAGTTGCTGGTTTACTTGAATCATCCACAGACGTACTAGCATCACTGGTTTTTAAATCAGTAGGAAATAAAATAAGAATTTGATCTGGAACTTCTACATCTTTACGCTTTACTGATTCTTGATATCTGTCGTTAACTACTTTTTGTAAACTTTTTTCACCTGTTTGAATCATCTGTTGAACTGTGGATCCAGAAACAGTAATCTCAGTTTTAATTTGACTGTAGGTTGTGTTGTGTGCTTTTTCGTTCCAAGGTATTGCTTCACAAGTGTACACACTGCCATTACCGCTAACACGCATTGTAATATTTCTAATTTTTAATGGGAGATATTTTGTTGTTCCAGGAATCTGTACGTTTTGTTTATACTGATCAAGATGACCTTTAAATTCTAATTTTAATAATAACGGACAATCTAAGTAATTTGCATAATTGGCTTCTAAGGCCGCAATTTGTAATGATTGAAAAAACAATCCCATACTGTAAGGCTCAACAATGTCAAACGTAATGCCAGTAGCATTTGTGTTGCCTGTTGTTTTGTCCATACCTATCATACCACTAATACGGACATTTTCCATATAGTAATCAAATTTTCCGGATGGGTTATCAATACTTCTAAAAATTGTGCTAATCCTATCATTAGGATTGCCGCTGCCGCTTTGTAAAATAATTGGACCTAATTTTCCTTTACGGTAACTGTCGTCTGGAAAATTTAAATCTTGGGGGCTTAATACTCTAAGTGTCCACAAATAATTGTA